ATACTTCTTAAAATCATTAGCACAGTCTGCTAGTAAAGAATCGAATGTTCTATATTTTAATGTGTAGCTCATATTATGTTCTTCAGTATATCAGTTTGTCTATCGTTAATAGGATTTATCGAAAGTATTTTGTTCGCGGTAACAATCTCCGTAAATACTTTTTGTTCTATATCATCTAACATATAATCAGGTATAGGCATCTCACGTTCTTGTTCTGGTTTACATTGTGGAGAATCTTCATCATCAGTGTCTGAACATCTTCCATCGTCAAATGACTCTTCAAACATAGCTTCTAATCTGCATGCCTCCCAATCGACTTCTGGGATATACAAATAATCATCAGCAATCCAATAATAATGTGTTTTATTATATTTGAACGTGGACATTTTTTTCTTGTTTTTATACTCCAATAAAGATGTTCTTGTTAATGCAACAGACATATCAAGACTACCTACATAACGTATAATAGGACCTAAGTCAATATTCGTAATTTTCGGTAACTTCTCTTTGCTTTTTTTAATAACGCAATGTGATTCGAAATTAAAACATTTTGATTCAACAGAACCCACGTCAACTAATTCAAAGTAATGTATTTCTTTGAATAAAGTTGAATTCTTATAAATATTGACTTGGAGAGCTTCTTTTCTCAATAAAGGTTTTGATACTTTCATTATCATACTGTAGATAAATCTATCTGTGATAAAGGCATCTTCGCGAACTACTTTTATTAAGTTCCTTAATCTTGATATTGCTTCACTTACTTTCATATTAGAAATCGTCTATTGAGACATATTTAAGTCTGAAATCTTTGGCATCCATTGTGTTCTTTAGTCCCAAGAACTCTATAATGCTTTTGTATTTCTTAAAATTCTTTTTCATTAAATCAACATAACATCTTGTCACTTCTCTACAAGGAACAATTCTCCAAGCAGGATATAGTAGAGAGTTGTTATTTGTTGTTCTACCCATTATTTTAAATGCAAGACCATCTGTGTCCTTATTGTCAAAATAGCAAATTTTCCCTTCCTTTTTTGTTCTACCAAAATCAACAAGTTTAGCTTTATTTTTAAAAGTACAAACTGCTATTCTCATTACATTTTCCGGTAACATTAGTCCGTTTCTTTTAGTCATCATGTTACGAACAAAACTTCTATTAAACTCACAGACTATCTGATAAAATTCTCTTTCTGTAATATTTATCTCCTTATGAGTTCTTTTAAATGCTAAGTAGGCATTTCTCGTTTTATATGTTGACATATCTTGCATACTACTCCTATTTATTTTAATATAGTAAAAATAACCCATTTTTCAAAAAAAAGAGACTCCTAATAAATATTAAGAGTCTCCGCCGTCAGTCATGACGAAACCAACAAACATACATGACTTAGTTGTTTGTTAGCCGTTTATTAGAGATGTCGCCAATGATGATGCTAGGATTACATGAACATCGGTATTATTACTAAGAATAAATTTCCCACTATTTTCTGTATCCCAAAAAATCTGACGCAAGTAAGGAGCTCCTGTTTCTACAGAAGTGTCATCAAGAATCTCTTTATGCAATGGAGTGATACCATCTTCAACTGTCATTCCTACTATATTTAGATTTACTAAGGCTGCTTTTTCTTGAGCTGTCATATACAAAACTACATCTGAACCTGCTGGAAACACAACATTGTAATCTGCTGGATTCAAATCATCAGTAGCTATGACATTACTCATATCAAGAAATCCACTTATTGCTACTGTTGTCGCAGCCGTACAAGTTATCGTTACTTTCGTTCTTATATCAGGAGTATTAAGTAATGTAAGAACTTGTGTCTTTATTTTACTTGGATCAAGAACTGCATTGTTGATGAATGTAGAAGTAATTGTCTCTTCGGGGTATTTACATGCACTAGTATAATAGACAACAATGTTTTTATTCTCTCCAAAAAGATAACTGTTTTCATCTATTTCAGTAGTTATTGTTTGACTTCCAGCAGTCAAATCAAATCCAAAATTTACACCGTTCATAATCGGGTGAAAGACTTCGTTCAATACACCTTCCATCTTGTACCAAAAATAGTACTTGCAAGGATATTCTACTTGTATTTTAAAATTTAGTTCCATTCTATTAAGCGTTTAACGTTATCACTGTCAATGCAACGGATTCTGCATTGCTTGTATTTTCTTTGACTTTAATTACATATTCAGTTGCGGGAGAAAGATTAATAAATGTGTATTGCAACATATTCTCTACGATTTCGGTTGATACAATACCATCTGTTTCTCTTGAAACTGTATATGCACCATCAGATTCTCCACTCCAACCTATTGTAATAGAACTAGATGACATCGCAAGAATCCTTAGTTTTGGAGCATTAGCACGAGTAGGATTGGCAAAACAAAGTAATAACTTTTGTATAATCGAATCTAATCTTTCATTCTGTTCTATTGTAACAGAAGTGCCATTTATAAGAACGGAAATTTTTTCTGTATTGACAATGCACTGAGTTGCAAATATCTCAGAACAAGGTTCTTTTTGACAAACCGGTGGTTCTACACAAGAATAGTCTGTGGTAATACCCTTTGAGGCACAACCACAATTTTTTTTATTATTTGTACAAGAGCTCATTATTCGTATCTATTTAAGTAAGTATTTATAGTTGCTATTGAACATTCTCCGATGCCGGCAACAGAACTAATGTCAGTTAAAGTATTCAAACTGCATGTATATGCTTGTGTTGATATTTGCTGTTCCGCTCCATCTCCTAATTGAACGTAATATGATGTATTTACAGTAAATCCACTCAAGACTATTTCGTTCTCACCCGGATTGCAAGTTATATGAGATAATTGAACAATCTCATTGTTAGTATTATATACTGTGATAGCCTTCGTTTGTACACCTGAAGTCCAATTAAAACCTACTACTATTTGTGTATCAGTAGAACTCAATTGTAAAGTAGGATAGTTTGAATATGGGTCAATATAAGCAATTTTACTTTCTGCAATAAAATCAGTGCCAGTGTTTGAATCAAGAATAGTAAGTTTTATGTTTACAAATTTTGTAACTTCTGCTGGTAAGTTAATATCTGTTAAATTGATACTGAAAGAATTATTTGAAGCATCAAAAGTTTTTACGACCGATTCTGAACCAATAGCCGAAATTATTACTTCAGCTTTGGTAATAGTATAAGAACCAATCATTCCATTTATTGTGCCATTAATGACAAATTTATTAGAAGCCCGGTTGTAAGAGAAACTGTCAATAATCACATCAATAGTTCTAGTTCCTACTTTTTCAATCAAATATTTAACGGTTTTTCGTAAGTCTTGATTTTCCAATAATAAATTATAAATCATATTACTGATTGAATCATTTTCTTTGAAAATTAATGATTTGGTAGAAGGGTATGTAGTAGTTACATCTTCTGTAACTTGTGTTGCTAATGCCATTGTTTCTACTGTATCACCAGTATTTAATTTGAAAGTATTATAATCAGTTTCAAGACGTGCAACAAAAGAATCTAAAGTAAGTTTCGAACCTTTTACTACAATAGCATTTGTTTGTGCTTCATATAAATCACTATTCGTTCCGTTAGTAATTGTTTCTAATTGTTTATTAATTCCTTCTACAAGAGTAGATAAAGAAGCAATGGATTCATTTGCGGTCTTTACGTTCTTTTGATTCTGAGTAGTTATGGCTATAGTCTTTTGTGCAAATTCTTCATAAGAAATAACATTGGCATATTCACCATAAATATTCTTTATAGTTTTAAACCAACCTGTATCTTTAATTACTACACTTCCCGGATCTTCTGCTAAAGCACTACTTGTAGATACATTAGCATCTCCTTTAAGTTTTGCTATTTCATCAAGTAAGAATTGTAAGAAATCAATAGTGGAATCAAGTCCACATTTGCCTAATTCGAAATCTTCAAAATTTAATTTGGTGACGTCGAGATTATTTTTCAATGAACACAATTCAGTTGCAAGTTTGTATACAACATCTGTAATTTTATCTCCACGGCAAAGACTGATACACGCAATATCCGGTCCGTCCCATACAACGGAGTTACTTGACGTTGGAACACATGTTCCGTTATTTTTTCTGTTTGTAGGTTCCATCTTTTTTAATTTTCATTCATTGAACACAAATTTAATAATTCTCTTTCTACTCGTACTTTTTTTTCTTCTTGTACACAACAGAAAGAAATTCCATATCTTTTAGACATCATCTTTTGATACATCAGGTCTGCAAATCTGCATTGTACACTATTGTAATGTTCTATATCTATTTCATTTTCAGTCATGGCAGTTACATTTAGATTTACCGTTACACGTAGGAACACTTGTTCTTGGTTCAACAATGCGACCGTGTTCTACTCTATTGACAATTTTTGTATCTACGGCATTACAGTCAGCACAAGTTTTGAAACAACCATTACCATAAATACTAACACTAATTTGAGTTTCTTGTATTGCTAAGCAAGGATACAATCCAACTTTTCCACAACGAATATCATTTGGATTAGACGTTCTGAAATATTTTACGTACTTTCCATCATAGTATGAAAGGATATCAGTATCGCTTGTTACATAGATTACTTCTCCCGTTTCACAATCTGTTATTGTAGGACACATACTATTGCAATCCGGACAGGTTGTAGCAAATCCAAGTATATCATCAGGTCCTAATGTAACAGGCAATTCTTCACTTCGGCAATGACCAAATTTCTTTTTTACTCTAAAACATTTGTCAATGTCAAAATTAAATTTATAGTATAAATCAGAAACTAGATTTCCATTAACTTCTTTTGTTACTTCTTCTATAGGAAATTCACCTCTTACAAATTCACCTGAAGTGTTCCAATAGATTTCTTGTTTTTCACCGGTCTTACAATCCATTAATTCATAATATGGCATAAGATCCACACAAGATTCACACTCAGTCTTCTTTCCTAAATCTACAAAACGAAGAAGTGGTGCCTCCCAGATATTCGTTTTGTTCCAAGCTATAAGATTATAAACAATAAATTCATAACCTTCATAATCAAGAATGATTTTCTTACCAAGGTCTTCTTCTATGTTAACAGCCTCTGTTTCAGAGAATTGAACAACTACTTGTACATCACTATCACATTGTTGCAATAAAAAATATCCTTGACATGCCCTTTCATCTTGAGTATTTAAGAATATAACTTCACTAGCTCGTTTTGTGGATTCTGCGATGTTTTCTGGAGTATAGGTAGAAATTCCTATATACCTATAACAAGAATTCCCTATGACCGCTATTTCGCCTTCTTTTCCAGTGAAATCTATTTCGTTATGATAGATGATTATATCAATAACTTCTTTTGTTTGTAGATTTTCAAAAGAACGAACACCAAGACAAGTCCCACAATTAATAGAAGAACGTCCGTAGATCGTTGCACTGTATTGTGCCTGTACATCTGCATAACCAAGTGAAACAAAACATCTTTTGTTTCCAGTTACCGAACTAATAGTCCAATCAACTCCACTTCCTGATGAAAATTGATATATCGTATTATCACTTAGAATATCTCCATTAACGGAAACATTTAATATTTCTTCTGTAATACAATCAACGACCCTGTAAGAACAGTACCTAGTACCAACAAATGTATTCACCGATACGGTACTAGTGCCATTGACAGAAACATAATTTCCATTTGCAATAGGACTTGTTACGTACAAAGCGTTTCCTATAGATTGAGAAACATAAAGAAAATTATGTGTCGTTTCTTCATCTATTCTAAACGGGGCATAATAATCTTCACCACAACTTACATCAAGTAATGGTTTAACATTTCTATCGTCTTTGAAAGTGAACATATCAGATTCAAGGAAATAGTCATTACCTATCTTTGATAGTTCAGGGTATGATACAAAATTTGCATCACCAAATGCTCGTTTTACTTGAATTCTTGCATATAAATGATAGACAGCCGTAATACCTTTTTCTGTACCATCAGTGTCGATTTTAACAGCATAATTATTAGAATTTGGAGCAACCCACCCTTTATTGGTAATTGCCGTCTTATCTCCATAATTACTCAATAAATAACGGAGTGTTTTATCTCCAAGTAAATGACGATATAGAATACCATCTATTAATTCTGGTTCAGAAAAAACATTATCAGAATAAGCGGTTCTAGCCCATAACAAAACCTCTCCATTATGGTATGAAGTGTTTTGTGATGAATGTCTTTCATAAAAATCATCTTTTCTTTCAACAATGAAATCTATATAATCTATATCACTTTCAGAAAGACCATCAATAGAGAAAGAAATATCAGGTCGCTTTTCACTTCCAAGAACTTCGTGTGCTTTACACTCAATTGGAATGAAACAACCATTATATTGATTCTTTATTCGTATTTTTATTCCTAATCCCATTATCCTTTATAACAATAGATACAATATCTTTTTCCATCTTTTCCAGTCATTATATTGCAAGAACAACCCAAAGAATGACCACAATTTGGACATATTAAAGACCGTGAAGAAGTATGTTGCACAGGTTCTACTTTACGTACTTGTGATGACGTACTTTTGGTTTCAATAGCATTTACTTTTCTAGGACGATAATATTTTCCGTATATTTCCATATTAGTAGGCTTTACAAATAAATCTTTCTAATAATTTTTTAGCGTAAGCATATAGTGCTATGCCCTTTTCTGGATTTAAACATATTTCTACTTGAATTTTTGCTGCATCAATAAAATCTTTTATTTCACGAAGCAAATCTAATTTCTTTTGAGTGTCTGTATCAGGAGTTGCACTAGTTAAATCAATAGAACAAAAAGCTCTTTTGTATTGATTAAGAAGAAGTGTTGTTCTCATGTGGTTATATTCAACATATACTTTATCATTTGGACTAATACTATATTTTAATATATATATTCCATCTGGTAAAACACAATCTTCTTCGCCTTCATGAAAATCGGTATAAGTGAGAGCTATTTTTGAACCTAATTCGGTTACTTCAAACGACTTAGGACTTATTGCACCGGGCAAGGTAACTTCTAACGTTTGGCATTCGACAGAAAGTATATTATCATACACAGACGAATCAAGTACTATGAGTACTTTTTCATTCGTTGTTTCCTGCACGTCTAAACTTAACTGATGATTCATAATAAAGTCTTTATTATTTAATATAAAAAGAAAAAGGAGAATAAACAAATTCTATTCTCCTTTTTCACCTATAAATAAAACGACTAACTGTGTTTCTTGAAATCCTAATTAAATTTCTGGGAACACGTATGCCGTAGCAGTTGTCCCAGAAGCATTTTCTACAGCAACAGCATCAGGAGTACCGGCATTTACCGTAAGATAAGCTGTGAATGCTGTATCAAGAATATCAGCAGTTGCATTAGAAGGTTGTCCTTCTGCAGCAGTATTTGCTACACCAATGATGTTTAGTCTGTATTGATCGTTATCGAATATTCCTGTAGGATTATTGAAACGTGGTACAGAGTGAGTAACGAAGAAAGAACTGTATTTAGTGTTTCTATCAATTACGTTATGTAACTGAGTACTCTGTTCAACTTCACGCATACGAATATCTGTAGGGAAGAAATTTTGTCCATAAGATTCAGACATAATAACAGTACGAAGTTTCTCTTCTCCTAAACCATTAGCTTGAGTTCCTTTCTTTGCAATATGAACACAAAGAGTTTCAAATGTGCAATTTTGACCACTCCAGTCTACTTCAGATGCTAAGACTTGTATTGGTTCAACACCATAGTAGTCATCAGGCATAAATGAACAATTTCCAAAAGTAGTGTCAACATAAGCACCTTGAATAATCATTCCTGATTTAGAAGCAACTCCTTCTGCAAGAGCTTCAAGAACAGCCGGTATATCAGCAAAAGTTCCTGCCAATCCTAATGCGGTAGCAGTAGCAGTATCTTGAGCATAGGTATTGCCATTAACAACAACAAATGCACGAATAAAGTCTTTCATTTGCATATCAGCGTTTATAGCTTCAGCCCATTGCAAATAGATATTTGCTGGATCAACATTTGATACAACGCTTCCATCACAACAACCTCCATTTGCTTGGAATACACGATTGAAGTTATGGCCAAATGTTCTCAAAGATGGTGTACCAGTCAAATCGACACGTAAGAAATAAGATTCTCCACAAGTGAAGTTCTTATCGCAAACACTGTTTGGTAAATCACAAGTGCAAGAAACACCATTGGTAACATCACCAATCTCAACAATACATTGAGTTGCATCGTTAGGATTTACCTTCACAAGACGACGAAGGTATTTAGGATTGATTATCTTTGATTTAGTTTCAGCAGTGTAACCACCGTGAAATTGACCTTGAGCGTCATTGGTTTTCAAAGACGATGCAGCAACATAGAATTTACCATCGTGAGTTGAGATATTAATCAACTGATTAGTCTCAGCATCGAAGAAACCTACATAGCCGGGTCCCAAAACACGCATGTCATAAACAGGCATTGTTTTTCCTCCAGTTGGTGCTCCCGGAGTAACAATACCAGAAGCAATGCTTACATTGTAAACTGTTCCGTCATGGAAATCAGTTACGGTTTGCACACCGGTTTTCGTTCCGGTGGCTACAAATGCTCTTTCCCAAGAGCTTGGATCATAAAGTCCCATAGTATTTATATTTTAGTTAAACAAACATATTATAATATACAAATATTAATTGTTATTTTCAACATTGTTACTATTATTCTGTAACGTATTGTAATCGGCAATATCTCCAGCTAATATCGTTACTGTTTCATCTACAAGAACTTCAGCAACACTATCACCAAATTCACATTCAATCTCTTGTGTTGATTTTGTCAAAGAATCTTGACTTGTCACACCTTTTATTTCAATATTTCTTGGTAAACGATAATACACAAGATTGGCTTTAGTAACTTCAAACTCAGTATTAGTAAAGATATTTACTCGATTATCTTTTAAAGTACAGAAAGTTTCTCCCCATTCATAACTTGGCTTCCTTAGTTCATCTCGCAGTAATTCATTTACGTTAGCCTCTTCTGCAAGATATACAACGAAATTCTTTCCACGAGGACAACATTTAGAATTCCCACTTATGTCAATTCGTTTCCACTGGAAATAATCAGCAGGGAGAACTTCTGATTGAGAATATAAACCCTTATTATTTAAAGACAATTCTTTATCAGTTAGAAGAATTTGTAAATCATCAATTCTTCTAATTGATTGTTCATCACCTTCACTCTTATGATTGGTGCCGTGCAATTGACGACGACACCAATCTTTCTGAGCTTTGTTAAAAGCTTCAACTATTTGCCATTTTTCAATGTTGTCATAATCGTTGCTGTCTAACTTATTCAGGCGTTGCTTTATCTTTAATTGTAAGGTATTATTGTTCATCTCTTTTTACTTTTTTTGCTACCCCCACATTTCATGGTTGGCATTTCACGTTGTACAGACACGAATTTAGGTGTTTTCTTTTTAAGAGCAACCACTTTCTTCGCTTTTAATTTGGCTTTTGTAGCCTCTTTCTTGTTTAAATCTAAATTTGCCATAGTATTAAGGTTTTTATAATTAAAGTTTTTATATTTCCCAGTTTTTTAACATCTCTGTTTTAATAGAGTTGTATATATCTTGATTAAGAGGATTTTGCATATATTCAGCGACTTCTTTTACATTCCTACCTAACATAACACCACTCTTTGTATGATAGATTTTATTATCACCCTTAAATTGGATAATATGGTAATATGCAGAATCAGAAACGATAGCTTTAATTTCAAGCAAATCGAAAGGTAAACTTGCCATTTCCAAGAATCGCTTTGAACAAAATTCAGCAGAACTATCAGAAAGTTTGCCATTGATATAATCATCAGCAATATCATAAAGAATGTCAGTAGGAGTTGTATATTTAAGATCTACACCACTCTTGTCACACAATTTCACAAGATACAATAATTGTTTTTTGTTCTTTTCTGAAACCATGTTAAGTTTTGCAAGTGCATTATTTTTCAAACGTTTAACATTTGCTTGTTTTCCTACTTTTTCAAGAGATTTTTCAAGATAGAATTTAGGTGGATTTTGCAGTGCCATTGCATCATCGTATGATTTAGCTACAATACTAAAGCCACCAGCTTCTATGGCAAGTAGTAGAATCATGTCCATTGGGTCTTTTAATGGTTCAAGGACACGTTGATTATTATCACAGATAATATATACAGTATGCCAGAATGCAGCATTATTAGGATGAATAGTTTTTACTTTATCCCAAAAGTGTTCATCATTTACATCGACGTGGTTACGTCCAATAACTCTTTCAAGATAAGAAACCATTATACGAATATCCTTGACTTTTTGTTCTTTGATTCTTTGATCAGTTATCTCTTGAATTTCAGGAGCAAATTCATCAAGTCCTGAAGCATAACGAACAATGCCATTAGATTCATACGCCGTGATTTGTTCGCGTTGTTGTGTCGATGGGAAAATAGCTAACCCATGATCATTCAATCCTAAAGTATTAGGATTACTATTATCGACTAAAGGTTTTATTGAAATAGTACCTAACGAATTGAATCGGTTATATACAATAGTTTCTGGCTTTTCTTCTTTTATATCTTTGATTATATTTTCATCGTCAGCAACAGATACAGAAAAGTCAATAATTGATTTCTCAGAAGCATTTGCTTCTTGTTGAGATTGTTTAGTTTTTGTAGTTGATTTTGTCATGTCTTATTTATTTATTGGTTTGTTCGTAAATTTAAGAAAATGGAAGAGAGTTGGCGATACTCTCTTCCATTTGTTATTATAGTGTTCCACCAGTAATTGGGTTCTTCATCACTATTTTTAAAACTTTAGTAGGGTCTTTTACCCAAATTGCAGGATAAACTTGACTCATGAAAACACGGTAGCCTGAGAAGTTTCCACTTGATTGGAAAGCTTGGGTTTGACCAGTGTATGAAGCATTACCGTTTTGATAACCCCATTTTAATTCATGGTCAGGACCATACTTCAACAATTTGATGTTATCGTCATTATCGTTATTCGTAACATCAAAAATGATGAATGAATAAGATGACAATGGGAAACCGTCAATACGTGGGTTCTCAATTTCGTTAGTTTCCTCGTTATCGAAAGCTGGATTGATAACAAACTCCATCTGAGCTAACCATGGAATAACGTATTGAGTGTACGCATAACCATACTTCAAGTTCAAAGCATCTCCAGAAATAGCGCTTAGACCACTCTTAGTTGGGTCAATAGCTGAACCAAAAGCATTTACGGCTTCTCGTTTGATAGCTTCGTTAACCATTTGGATTCCACCTAAACCTGTTTGAATAACAAGTTTTGCAGTAGGGTTAGACTTATCAAACTTAGTACGTCCACGGAAGAAGTTATAAATCTCATTACGGAAGATTTCCATAGAGAAAGACGACTTATTGTAGATATACTTGCCTGCATTGTCTAATTGTTTCCAAAGTCCGACAGACATACGAATACTTTCAGGACCATCAGCATGAGTAATCAAACCACCATGTCCCCATAACGTATATGTTTCAATATCGTTGGCGATTTTAGTCATGTGAGCTGCTTCAGCTTTTGACAAGAATGAACCACGGATATCACCGTTTTCACGAGATTTATTGAATTCATTCATTCCCAATTTACGGACAGCATCTTCAAAAGAAGCAATTGAAGGATCTCCCATTAATTGCTTATCGCGAGTGAAGTCCCAAATCTCAACGATGTCAAGAGGAGAATTCGTTTTAGAACCATAACGAGCGATACGATCTGCACGTTGAGACATAGAAAACTCTACGTGTGCTTCTGCACCACCTACATAATTAAAGAACTCGCGTTCTCCAACTTGAGTTCTCATATCGGCAAAGTACTCTCCATTTTCTCCCTTTGCAGAACCTTTACGGAAGTATTTTGTACCCGGTTTCAAGAACTTGTTGTCAAGGAACTTGTTAGGTGCATTATTCACTAACTCAACAGTATAGATGTAAGCATCTCCAATGTTTAAGATGTCCTCGTCAGGACAAATGAAAAGTTCGACTCCATTGAACTTATCGTAAGTGATAATGTCTCCACGACCAAATTCACGACGGTTCAATTTGATTCTGAACTTTTGATTACCAAGACCTTTTGCATTGTTGATTGGATCAATGTCCTCGACAATGTAAGGAAGGTCTTTTGCGATAGGTGTAGACCACTTGAAACGACCTTGTGGGTCCGTTACATACTCTACGTTCTTACCTCCTGCATAAGCAAGTTTATACAACGGAGATTCAGCGGTACGGGAATTAATCCAAAAATCAATTGGTCCCATGTCCGTTGGCTCCGAGTTTCTAAACATGTTTAGTAAGTGGTAAGAATCCATGTGTGAACCAGCTTCAAGCTGTGATTCACGTAGGAAAATTCCATTGTTTAAACTAGGTGTCATTTTTTATAATTATTAATTGTTACTTATCAAAAATACTTTTCGGTCTCTGTATTCCTCTACGTTGTGAATTACCGGGATTTTGAGTTTGCATTGAAGCATTCTTTCTCATTTGTTCTGCTTTAATTTGCTGCATTGTAGATGCAGTTACCTCTTTGCTATAATTCTTTCTCATTGTTTCGTGAAAATCTTCAGGGTCAGATAACAACCACATTACTTCTGATAATACTCCATAATTAGTGTTGTTATCTTTATAACCATCAAGCAATATATCGAACTTAGTAGTTAGTGTACCGTCATTTCCGCTTTTTAATGGCTGGCAAAGGCCGTTATAGATCATCTCGCGAACTTTTGGAGAAGCCTCAAATCCATTTACTTTACCGTCTTTAAGAACCTCATATACTCCCTTAGAGAACCCCTGCCATTTCTCAATACGTTCAGTTTTTTGCTGTAATACCTTTTGATTCTCATCAGCAACTTTTCGATTGTAAACGTCTACTAATTTCGGTTTAAATTGCAATGCTCTCTTTTCAAGTCTATCAGAATCTTTAAGAGTATTGATTTCGTCTTCAATTTCTTCTGCTGTTCCAAATCCTGAAGTAGTTAAAAATTGTCTAACGATGTTTTCTTGTCCTTCCGGAGTAGTTTCATCAAGCTTACTAGCTTTTTCCGACTCGATAGAAGTATTAACAACATGCATAATATCTTTACCACCTTGCATGTAATAAATGAAAGCATCTTGGAATGGCTTTGGTAAAGTAGAAAATACTGCTTGCAAAGCTTTCTTTTCCGTTTCTTCGTTACGTTGAACTAGGTTGGCATCAATAAGTGCTTGAAAGTCTTCTTCTTTGTATGTGTCAATGTCCTCTTCGTTTCCTTCTTCATTTACAAGTGGCATAAGTTTACCATCTGCAATCATAGTTTTTAAGATGGTTTTTAATCCTTCAGAAACGGTACTTGTTTTTGTTTCTTTTTTATTTCCATCTTCACCAGTTTCTTCATTTACTAAATGATTAAAAGAAAGATTATTGAAATTAATAGATTCGTTATCTGTAACTTCATCTTCTTTTTTCTTTCCATCTTCTCCTTTATCATCCTTTTCAAGAGTCGTCTTACCAGTATCATCTGATTTTTTCTCTTTCTCATCTTTATTATCGTCATCTTTCTTTGGTACGCCAAATCCTTCTGTCGAAATTTGATGATTAATCATTTCAATATCTTTGTCTTTCGAATCAAAGATGTTATAGAAATCTTTTTTTTCTGCTCCCTGAATTTTCTCGGAAGCATTCTCTAGCATCTTATCCAAGGGCAGGTCCTGTTGGCCGCTAAAAAAGTTAAATGTTTTATTCTCTGTCATTTTTAAATATAGTTGGTTTATATATAATATATTTTTCTTTTTTTAATAAAACAAACTTTTTTAATTATTTTTTCCCAAAGTCGTATTTATTCTTATTTTCACGAGCTATAGCAAGGTCTTTTTCTTTCATTTCCATTTTTGTTGCTAACTCTTGACGTCTCAAATCTATCTTCTCTTGGTCACGGAGATTGCGAACATCTGCTTTGTTTTTATCCAATTCTATCTGTGAATCTATCTGTCCGGCTTTTTTCATTTTCAACATATGATCATCAAAGTCATTAATATTATTTTTATTCAAATCTTGTTGCCCAGTGAAACCAGCTGACCTTATTTCAGCAACTTTTAAATTATTCTCTCTATCAAGAGCTTTCTCTTGAGCTTCAAATGCACGAGCTTCTTGTTTTGCTTTTTCTTGAAATTCAAACATTTGTTGTTCCATTTGTTGCTGTTGTTGTGTTTCTTGCATTTTTTCATTTCGGAGACGTGTTTCTGATTGTTTAAGAATCATATTAAGTGTTCCAATAGAATCAGCTTGTAATATCCTTCCAATATCATAGATAGAACCACCGGCTGTATTATTATTCAAAGCAAACTGTTTCATCTGTTCAAGTATACGTTCCATGCTAACATTAGAAGTACAATACACATGAATATCACGTAATAATAAATCAGTTCCATTCATCTCAAAATTTGTTCTTTCATCATTGCTATTGGTCATTTGCAATTGAATAGATGGTTTTGTTGAATTATAGTACTGTGCAAGGTCTGTTCTCATCTGATGAACACGTGGCATCAAATGTACTGAATGTTCAGAGAAATAGTTCTCTGTTTGATTAAATGAACCTACTTGTGTCTGTTTTACATCAGTAGCAGTAGTTTGAGTTCCTATTTGTTGTCCCATTCTTTGCGGACTTAAACCAATCTGTTCGTATGCTTGTTGTTTGAAGAATATAGCCAAATCTACACGAGATTTAAGTCGTTCAGTTTGTGCCAAATCTAATTTTTGATAATTCTGAAAATTTATAGGACCTTTAGTATTTGAGGAACTGGTATCAAGAGGCAACATAGAAAAGTCTTTCATCGCCACATAAGCCTTTGCTAGATTATTTGACCCCCAATCTTCTCCCATGGAATGTTGCGGTAAAGCGTTTTGATCAAGCATAATAACTGTTCCGATTTCATCTACTAATATGTCGGCAATCTGATTGTTGACAATATTATATGCTATTTGAAAAGGTTTCTGTTTGTCAACCAAAGACATTGATTTTGTATTTCTATCAGAATAAATACGTCCTTCTACTGGCAATTTGCAACCCACCCAAGAACGATCTCCTTTAAATTGAAACAACATTGGACCAATCTTATTACTATTAATTCCAAGATACATTGGTTCTATTCCAAGAGAAGCTCCATTATCGAAATAACTTGTTGGTGTATTTGGACCAATCTTTATACCTCCCCATACTTGATTTATCCATATCCATTCAATGTGTTCGCCAAATACGAGAGTTTCAGCAGTTTTTTCCTTAATGAAATTTGTATTATATATAGGCTTTTCTGTTATTTTGTATTGTTCACTTACTGTCGCTTCTTCACGTATACCATTCTCGTCTATTCTCGTTAAGTGACCAATACGAACTTGAGATTTCCAATATGCAGTTGTCACTCTAAACATATTTTCATCCTCAAACATATCACCATCTTCAGAATCTTCATAGATTTTTCCTATAGTATCATAATAACTCCCATGGAATGTTTTAGTACTTAACATTTGTCTCATGCCAAGAGAAGGACCTTCCGTATTCCATTGATGACTTTTCGTGGCATCATAGTAAGCGCCATCGTTTTGATATCCACCAAGAACGTATCTAGGTGAGTTTTGCAATGCCTTTCTTTCTAATTTAAGCAATTGTTCTTCAGACATTCTCCAACCATAGGAATCAATAATATCTGCGGCAGTCATGATCTCAATATGGCCAACAAAATTTCCATTTGAAAGGTATCTTTCTTTTGGTGACTTATGATAAAATGTAGTAACTGGATTCCATACTTCTATATCAAAATCATCTTCGAGCATTTTAAAATGCCAAAATTCTCTATCAGCAATGAGTAGATCTTTAAAAGCAACTTCTTCAAGTTCTTCCATATTAAAACGGCTCTCATCAATCTCGTACTGTTTTTGAGCCCAAATCTCACTTATGACACGATAATCTTTGGCAAAGAAGTCTTGTATCTCAGGTAATGTTTTTAAGTTCTCAGGACTCATCTTTTGTTGCCATTCTTGAATTACTTGTGGATCGTTAAATTCTCCCATCTCAAGAAATTCCTTTGATAATTTTGCTTCTGCTTTTTTAAGCAATACATCTTCTATCGCTTCGTATTTTTCTTGAGCAATCTCATTAAAAGTATATTCATCTTTTGCTCTAAAAGAAATCTTTTTAATTCGTGCAGAAAACTCAGACATTAGTGTATTTACTACATTAGGAATAATAGGATAGAATTTTAGTTCCATTGACTCTAACTCATCATCTTTTGCTAATGTACTAACCAATTCATTCATATCATTCTTTTCTTCAGGAATGTAATCAGTCTTATCAATAATACCATCAGCAAGACGATAGTTCTTCATTAATCTTCTTGCGTTTTTTTTGATTTGTTCAAGTCCGTTTCTTTCTAACCAATCCATATTATGAGCTGCCCATTCTTCAGTCTTTTTACTAATTGGTAAGAATTGCAATGGTTGAGAAAATTCATCCCAACCAGTCCCGGTTTCTTTTATCTTTGCACCTTTCTTGAGGTCAAGTGAACTGTATAATTCCATATTATCGTATACTTCTAAATGGGTTTCTTATTTTTTTAGTCTGAGTTGAAGAAAGATTACCTATATTTCTAAAACTCCTATTATTTAATTTATACAAATTTTTGTTCTTTTCCAATACCGGAGTTCTTGAATCTTCAACAATTGGTTCAGAACGATGTGCTTTTAAAATAGCAACATAAGTAGCTAATGCTCCAAAAGAAATCAATCTATCGACGTTCAATCCTTTTCTATATTCTAACATTTCAATGCAAACCATTGGATCAGGTATTCTTGAAATACCATATTCTTGTTTTTTAACAACACCATTTTCATCAATCTCTTGGTCAATAACTTCTTCAGTAAATGCCACGAGATTTGGTAAAATATCATTTTCAAATCTCGAACCAACATTTCGCCAACCGTAAACTTTTGCAAAACTAGTTGAAGGAGTAGATCCAGATTTATTAAATCCCATTTCATATTCTTCGACAAGTAAATGTGTTAATTTCCGATGTGTCATATATTGAATAAATAAAGAAACGTTATTTTCCACTATGGCACGTGCATTGTACCAACGTAAAATAAATTCTAATCGTCTGTGTGTCAAAGTTAGATTATCAAATCTACCACACCAAGTACAAACAACTTTATCGCCATCTCGAAAAGATTCTATGTTCCCATTCAATCCAGTCCTTACTATTCGTCTTGGAAGTTTATATATGACAATAGAACATAGTGATACTGATTCTGAGGTCTTGCCTACAGCTACAGGGTCAATAGATGCTACATATAAAGTCCCATCGTTTTCTTCTGGTTTTTCCCATACTTGTATTGCTCCTTCTTTAAATTTCTCGTTTTTCTTTATTGGAAAATCTGAAATAGGGATTGCTCTACTTGAGACTGATACAATATTTCCTTCTGTATTTTCTTCAAGGTCAACAATATATGATGGGTAGTCATTATTCCCAATTCTATCTTGTTGTTGTTTTATAAGATGTGTCATAAAGACAGATTCTTCTCTATGAGCAAATGCCTCTGCTAAATATCGTGGGTGCTGTGAAATTTCAAGTTGATAATCTTTTGGGTCTTTTTCTTGTTTCCATTTCTCAAACTTGATATTCAGAGCTTCCATTGCTTTTTCAACTTCCGAATTACCAAATTCATCAATATATGGTGGCATACACCATTGTTCTGGAATAAATAATCCCATTTTACGTGATGTTCTTTTCTCATCAAACCACGTACTTTCTACAGCAAGAATATCATATTTTTCAGGATAAAATACCATTTGTCTTAATGGTTCTGCTTGTTTTAATTCACCTACTGAACCTGCTGCAATAAATAGTCCAGTCTGTAAATCACCGGCTTCCATTGCAGACTTCATGAAGATATATGTCTTATCCATTTTTGGTGCAATTCCAGCTTCTTCATGAAAGAATACCGTTGTCAAACCGCCTACACCTTTTGTCGGATCTTTCTCGAAAGATGTTCCCGTTAATGAACTTTTCAATCCCTTCTTTACTTTTCGTCCACCAATGTCAACTTCAACCTGTTGAATCCAATTTAATACCTCTCCCGGATTCATAGGTCTATACCATGCTGTATGTTCATTTAGAAAATCCCTATAATCATCAAGGAAAGTCCATGTTTTTTGTACGTAGGATTTCTGACTACCACCAATACGTAACACAGCACCCTCGTCAAACCATAAACGATTTATCAATTTTGCAGCGTGGTAGTATGAAGATGCAATCTGACGTTTCTTTACAATAGCAACATGTTTGCCAAATAGCTCAGCAAGCAGTTCATAAAGAGCAATGTGATATTGGACATCCCAGACTAAAGCGAAATCAGCCCTTTTTTTGATTTTATCATTGATTAGAAGAAAATTCAACCACATATAGTATTCTCTTGGTAAATACCATATTTTATCCCCATGTTTATATATAGCACCATTAACACATCTTGCCTTCTCTGAATCCCAGTAATCAATAAAATCTTTTGTCCCGGAAGGAGCAGAACAATATGATTTGTCCATTTTATATCTTCTTGCCGTTGCATTAAATTCTTTAGACGTTTCATCAAATTCATACATTCCCGGTTCTTTGAATAACCCAACCACAAATTCTCTAAATGCACTAATTGAAGAAAAGTGGGTATCAGACACCCACTTTCCATCTATCCATGTTGGAATATCTATTTTGAATTCTTCTAATTCCATTTTTATTTCATATCATAAGCAACAGTTTGTCCACCTCTTGCTCTTTTTAAATTATTAGTTTCGTTTTCAAACTCAGCAGAAGTTTTTTTGAAGTTATCTCGAATTTTTTCAAATTGCTCTAGGACTTTTAATTGCTGAGTGATATTTCCTTCTCTACCGTCCGTAATTTCATTATGGTCAAGATACTCTGAGAATTTATCTATCTTATTTTTGCACGATATATAAAACCGTTGTAAACTTGTTTCGTATAGTTCCTTGCATCTTTCAATAGCAAACTCTATGTCCATATCATCAGTATCAAAATCAATATCAATATCTCTCCTCACGATTTCTTCTCTGTCTGTTTCCTTGACATTGAAATAAGGATTTTCTTTGTTCGTACACGACATAAAAAATATGTAGGAATAAACCTTTATATAGTTGTTAGGATATTTTTCCATTATTACTTTTAACCAGTCTATTAAATAGCAATTCTTTGAAGGAATCACTATCTTGTTCTCGATGTCAAAAATGTCTATCATAATAGTATTTCAGGATGTAATTTTGAATAATCAATCATTGCTTTAATTTCATTCTTTAAATAAGTGCATTCGTAGATTGTTAATTTTTTCACAATCGGATCACCATCACTATCTAATTGATATATCGGAAACCCTAATTTTGTCTCTCCACTTTTTTCAAATTCCACATGATGAATTTCCAATGTTCCAGGTTCTAATTGTGGATTATGTTTTAGCAAGATATACATATACAATGATAATTGCAATTGATAATGATTAAAATTACAATCTTCAAGGTGTTTTAATGGCACAAGCATATATTTCTTTCCGTTTCTTCCATTGAAAGATTCTTTGTCTATATGTTTATTGCTTTTATAATCTTTGATATTTAATTTATTACCAACAACTTCAACTCTATCTGCTTGACCACAAATACTAGCAGTTTTAAGATATAACAAAAATTCAGGATATACTCCTTCATTAAGAACTTGAGAAGTAGATACTTTCTTTCCATCGTCCATTGTAACATTGTGATATACAGGAACATCAATCCCATTTATAGCAATTGTCTTGCAATTTAATGTTTCAAGTTCTCGACGTGCATGGTATCTCGTACCCATTTCACAAGCTCTAGCACTTTCTTCTTCCCATGCCTCTATTATAGATTCTGGAGTCATTCCTTTATATTTGCCAGACTTTTTTTCGGAGCACTGCCTAGCCATTTTCTCTTGGTCAAATTCTTCATGAAACTTACTAATAAAAGTAGTAGCTGAAATCCATTTAAAATTCTCATCATCTACAGTCTTATATAAGTGATTCGATTCTTCAAAGGTTATATTCATATTATTCGATTTTTTCTATATAGGTTTTTAAAATTTCATTATAACCTTCTGAATAGGCTTCTTGTTCTGACATTACTGCTTCCCATTTTTTTGGTTCTTTATTCATTGTAGCTGCACAAGATGCTGACATACTTCTTGCTTTAATGAACATAAAACAACCACAAAGTTTGCATTGTTTTGTCAATGAACTATAATGATTACACGTCCCACAGATTTCAAGTCTTTGTTTTGCTATTTGCTCAACATATTCATTCTTCTCGAAAGTATTTTTTAAGCCTTCCCGGATTTTTCCACGTTCCTTTATAGCGGTCGAAAAGATATTCTGCTCTTTCTTTGTATTTAGTGAATTGCTCAATACGTGATTCTTTTTTTGCATAACTGAGTCTTGTTTTATATTTATTGATTTTTTTCTTTAGATAGAGACAATTAACGTAAAATGTTCCTATTTTTGGAATAACAATTTTTTCATGACTGAAATCTTCCATTGCATGCTTTATGCTAGTATAATAATTTTCTATCACTTCCTTTACAACAGTATTTTCTATTCCTAATTTTTCTGCTGTTTCCTCGTAAAATTTTGTTAAAGAATCACTTTTTTCCCTCATAGAATATGATTTTATGATTAAGTAATATGTTTCCACTTGTAACAACACATATATTTGGATTGATTCTGATATTATGTTTAGTGTCTTTTTCGATCATCCCGTATCTTTTTAAATTAGTAAGAAAGTTACGTGCAGTTTGAATAGATTTCAAAATACCGGTTTGAGATAGAAGTTCACAAAATTTTGCATTATTTATAAATTCAACCTTTGATAATTCCACAAGGCATCTTATTTCACCTCTAGTAATAGGTATATTATTGAAATAACAGAATGTCATTATTTGATAATAAATAATGTCGTCTAATCCCATTTTTACTGTTTTATCTACTACGTTAGTGAGTGCCATCTCTATAATGTTAAAATCATGTCGATTAATTCTTGCTGTGGAAACATATCAAATTTCTCCTTATTTACGTTACAATGAAATAACAAACCTTTTATTTTTCCATCATACGCCTCTTTATGAAAAGCAAAAGCGTTATCTACTCCTTTCTTTATCCATTGATAAACTCCTTCATGGACATTTATATTATCTCTATTTGCGATATACAAAATTAAATAACGTAGATTTTCTAATTGTTTGTAACTGTATTTGTGCCATTGAGTATAACCACGAAATGCTTGGTTTAGAGTTATAATCTGTTCTTCAAGCGCTGGTGTACCTACATATGTTTTACCATCTTTGATAAAACCAAAGTTACAAACTTCTATTCCAACAGAATGGATATTCATATATTGAGAACCAGTAGAACCTAAATGATAAGCGTTACAACCATCAGGAAATGCCTTCACAATCCTACCATCATAGGAGTTGTCTCCAGTCTTAATGTTCTGACCTCCTATAACAAATTCAGTTCCAATCTTTCCACGATCATCTTTATTCCAATCATCAATCGTCTTGAATGGGTTATTCCACCCTGCAGTATGGTGAAGAAATAAATAATCATTTTTATTTATTTCCGTATCTATATATTCGTCCTTATCAAGAAAATGATTTTCAAATTTTATTCCATTAATCGTATAAACACTATTAGACTTGTCTGTATCAATACAACCTAAAGATTCAATAAGTTCTTGATTTATAATACCAGTAACAACCAAATTGTTTCTAGTCTGGTAACTGGCGATTGCAGAACGAGTTTTTGGTCCGACTATACCATCTATGTCATTAGAAACAAATCCAAGACTTTTCTGTACGTCTTTTACTAATCGTTTATTTAATTCTAAATTAGCCATGATTACTGATCTTTTACATTCTTTGTTTTTGCATCCATCTCTAATTTCTGATATTCATATACTGCATATCTACATCTCTGTTCTGCAATATCTGCAAGCAATCTTGTCTTTACTAATGTATGTTCAAGTAGTCTATTATTCTGCTTCATAGATATCATTGCAAATAACTTTTTAAGACATGAAGATTTCTTCTTTTCAACTATTGTTCCATTGTTCTGTTCGGCACTGTCGTTCTTTTCGATTGTTTCTTTTTCCGTATCCATAATATAATAATTTTTATTATTTCTTTACAAATGTAATAAAAAAAGAACGAATACAAATTAATGTTTCGTTCTTTTTTTGTGAGGTAGTTCTTAATTCAAGAATTTTTTCTTTCTTGTTTTCAGTTGTTCTGCATTACGATAAGGAAATTTTATAGCTCTCCCATCTTTTGCTTTCCCTTCGAAGTATTTAACTCCTTTTTCTGCAGTTATCTTTTTTGGCTTTATTTCATTCTGTACTTGTTCTGGCTCTTTTTCTGCTAAGTCTTTTTTTGTGCTCATGTCTTTATATTTCTAAAAGTTTTTTTGCTTCTTCATCTGTTATATTTAACTTTCTAGCTACTTCTCCAGTGACTAATCGTCTTAATATTTTCACAAATATAAGACTTGGTTTGACAATTGCAATATTTCCGAGAATAGAAATTAATTCTGTTACGAGAATTACGATGGTAAATGTTATTGTGAATACCTGTGAATCAATGTGCAATAAGTGTTCTACTGATATTAAGAGCATCATTACGCTAAAATAAGCTCCTATTTTTATAATTGTGTTTTTTAAAAGATATGATGTAGCATATCCGCCCATTTTAACTGACTTGGCAACTCCCCATATTAAGTCTATAAATATACAGAAGAAAGTTATGATTATCACTTCCTTATAAAAACCAAAAACTGTTGCCAATAAAGCCATAAGCCACATACTTAGAAAAGAAACAACACCAGTACAAGAACTCCAAACGTCATTTAGTTTGGCTCCGATACTCAATACTATTTCACATAAAACATCTTTCATTTCATTTTCAATTATTATATATACATAATATAAGAATTTTACAGGTTTGTTCCTACGCAATGGTGGCATTTATTAATAACTTGTTTAAAAAAGTAAATACGTGAACTACCCACCCACGTAAAAACGATGGGTGGGTTTTACGCTCCGTTATATAAAAAAGTTGTTATATCAAACCAGACACAACAACTTTGGATATTTATTATTATTTTTTTTATAAAAAGAAACGTAAAATCCATTTATCGCCTATGGCGTGGGTAGATAGTTCACTTCTTACTAGATTTACCGTTTTTCCCGTTTCTAGCTCTATTTGTTCGAGGACTTTCTCTTACAATATTTCCATTCTTAGTATGTGAAGCATCGCCATTCCCATTATGTTTATCGTTGTATGAGTTTAATTCTGCACGATATCTTTTCCGATTTTCTGTTTCATGGTACTTCGTATTATACACGTTCTTCTTTTTTCTTGCTTCTGGGTGAGTTGCAAAATATTTTGAAGAACGACTTTTGCCAATATATGTACCAGCAATACCATTTCTGCGTTGAGGAACACTTTTAGCCATGGTTAAAATTTCTTTTTTATATAAAACAATAAAACTATTATGTTCAACAATCCTGCTATACAAGCCCAAACCTTCCATAGTAGAAGTTTAGGTTCTGATTTATCTATAATCTCTTTTTCTTCTTTTTTTAATTCTTTTCGTTGTATAGATAATGTGTCCTTTGTTGAAACTTTAGTGTCTACTATAGACTGTTTTTCTTTATTCTCCTGTATTTTTGAATGATTAATGGTAACTTTATCAACATAACTAATAAGACCTGTAGAATCAAACTTAACGCCCTCAAAAACGACAGTGTTATTTTCGGTACTTGTTTTTGACTTTTCATTGGTCGCATTTATAGTGATAGAATCCTTATATTCTGATTTCTTCGTCTCTTCTTCTGTCTTTGTTTTTATATTAGTATTGACTAATGTCTTTTTGCTAGTACAAGCAAATGCACTAAGTAAACATATGAACAATATCAGTTTTTGCATTGATGATAAGTATAAGTGGTTATTTCTAATATAAGCCATGATAACACTGATATAGTTACTTACTAGCATTGTTATTTCTTCTTTGAGTAATCTTTTTTGCCATTGCCTTTAGGCTCTTAGCCCCTCCCCTCTTTTTTAATGGTATAACCACTTTAACGTTTGCAGTTGGTTCGTTTTTTTTCACAGCTCCATATGGGTTCTTGTCAGAAACTCTCACGTTTCCTACGTATCCATGAACTTGAATCCCGTTGTCAAATTTATGACCGGCACTTATACTACCACTAATTGACGAATATCGTCCTTTACCCATCGGGGTATTATATTGACCCAACTTTATTTCTTCAATCCGTGGAGAAACGTAAGTCTTATTTCTTTTATAAGACACTTTTGGTGTTGCATACTTTTGTATCTTTTTTGGTGGCATTTTACTGTAGTTTTTTGATTTGATAATTATTAATACAAGAAGTCCTACTATAGAAACCTCTTCATTCGTGAAAAGTATAAATGATTATCTCTAATTTAAACCACGAAAATATAGTCGTAGTCAAATACTTTGTGTTTGTTCTTTTGAACTGAGGTAATAAAAAGAACCTCTTAGATTTCTTGATTTGCATTGTCTTCTTCTTTTTTAGTTTTGTTCTTCACGTTTTCAAATGTCGTCAATCCTAACATTGTTGTACTAGCAAATATAAGTGTTTCTAATATATCGTCCAAATTTTTAAATGAAGGATTTACGAAACATAATACAATTACAGAAATAGTTAATATTATATAGGAAACAGAACCTATAACTCTTTTTGAACTTACCGCACCTCTTGGAGAGGTTATCATTTCTTTAATCCAATTCATAATATTATCTTGTTTGGTGAACTACCCACCCACGTAAAAACGATGGGTGGGTTTTACGCTCCGTTATATAAATTATACTCCATCCTGCGGTTATAGCAGCAGTTACTTTTGCTGTTAAATCTGTATCTGCATTAATTATAGTTTGTGCATTTGTACTTAAAACTAAATTTCTATTTGTTGATGCAGATGTCAAATCAATAGCATTTAATATATTTGTTATAGATGCTTTTGTTAAACTTGATGCATAGATGAATATAAATCTGTATTGAACTCTAAAAGAGCATCAACCACTTCATGATACGCTTGTCCTTTTGTTAAATCGCAGTCTCTGTTACACCAAAAATGTAGAAACGTAGCCTGCAATGAATCCGCTAATTCTGCAGATGCGCCAAGCAAGCACACCGCTAATGTGGTCGAATATGTCCCTATTTTAAGCATAAAGTTTGTCATCATATCTTTAACTCATTCCGTGAAACATAGATGCTCCTCCAACTTTGTCCGTTATCTCAAAACTGAACCCCCTAAAAACACTTTCGGGTATTTGCCAATAGTCTGTCTGTTCAAAACTGAATCCTCTAAAAACACTTTCGGGTATTTGCCAATAGTCTGTCTGTTCAAATGTTATGCCTTTGAACACCAACGGCTCTGCT